AATAATCCAGAAGGTTCTAAGAAAGCACCTAATTGGGATATTAATGTGAAATTGCCACACGAAACCCTGTCTACTATCAATCAGGTCGCATCTATCAGTGGATTGCCCGATTATTCGCTATCAACCAAGGATGGTGTGGTGTACTTTAGTGCATTGGATAAAAAAGATGATACATCGAATGTATCCGAAGAGCCGGTGGGCAAATCTGACGATCCGTTTACTATGTATTTCCGGTCGGAAAATCTCAAACTAATCGAAGGCGATTATGATGTGGGTATTTCGAAAAACAAGATTTCGACATTCCGCCATCAAAAACTTCCAATTCAATATTGGATCACATTGGAACAAGACTCGACATATGGTGCATAATCATGGATAATTTTTTATGGGTAGAAAAATATCGTCCTAATGATATTGATAATTGTATCTTGCCAGATGCTCTAAAAGCAACCTTTAAAGAATTTGTCGATACCGGCAGTCTCCCCAACCTATTATTGGCTGGGGGGCCTGGTGTTGGCAAGACAACTCTTGCAAAGGCATTGTGTAATGAACTAGGTAGTGATTACATTCTTATCAACGGTTCGGAAGATAGTGGTATTGATGTTCTGAGAACAAAGATTCGTAATTATGCGTCCACTGTGTCGTTTGACCAAGGTAGTAGTAAAGAGTTTGGTAAGGTTATCATTCTCGATGAGGCTGATTATCTAAATCCGCAATCAACACAACCGGCATTGCGTGGTTTTATCGAAGAGTTTTCTGCAAACTGTCGATTTATTTTGACATGCAATTTCAAAAACCGCATTATCGAACCGCTACATAGTCGTTGTTCTTTAGTTGAGTTTAAGATTGGCAATAAGGACAAACCAAAGCTCGCGGGTGGATTTTACAAACGTGTTGTGGCTATTCTCGATCAAGAAAATATCAAATATAAACCACAAGTTGTTCAACAGATGGTCGCAAAACATTTTCCAGACTGGCGAAGAGTCTTGAATGAATTGCAACGGTACTCTGCTGGTGGTGAGATCGACGAAGGTCTCCTTACATCTGTCGGCGAAGTAAACATTAAAAAGATGACAGACGCCCTACGCGATAAAAACTTTACTGCTTTGCGTCATTGGGTGACTGATAATCTCGACAACGATCCCGCAACTATTTTCAGAACTATCTACAATGGTCTATATGAACATGCAGAATCTAACACTATTCCTCAGGCTATTATTCATATTGCAGAATATCAATACAAATCTGCATTTGTTGCTGATCAAGAAATTAACATGGTGGCGTGTCTGACCGCATTGATGTGTGATTGTAGCTGGAAATGAGTTATAATAAAAGTTTTGATCTGAACCTGCAAGAACTAGACATGATAGAACATTCTATGCATTATAGAATGAAAAGATTGTCTAGTAGATTATTGACAGTAAAGAAAGAGACAAGCAAGGCCGCAATACACAAGGAACTTGCAAATATAAATGAACTATTAGGTAAGATACACAATCAAAAAGAATGGTATCGACCTAGTGGCACATACATAAGTGGATAATATATTATGAGTTACGATCTATTCAAAGACTACGTGCCTGCGATCTCCCATAACAAGAAGAAGTTGATGGACAGTGATGATGATCAGTGGGAGAAAAAGTATCTTCCATATTATGTAAATAGAAACTTTGCAAACTTCCAAGACACCATCATGCACGCCCAACAAATGAATATATACCACACTGCTGACCGTAAAATGCAATTCGATTTTTTACTAAATAGTGTTCGACCACGTAAGAGATTTTCTAAGTGGCATAAAAAAATTGTTCATAATGATTTCGAATGTGTGAAACAATATTATGGATATAATAATAAAAAGACAGAGCAGGCTCTCACTATACTAACCAAAGATCAAATCGGTTGCATAAGGGAGTCAATGAACAAAGGCGGATAGGTTATGTCAATTTTAGAATCATTAGTGGAAGTATCCCTAGCAGATCAAGAAGATTTTTTAAAGATACGCGAAACACTTACAAGAATTGGTGTCGCTTCAAAGAAAGATAAAAAACTTTATCAATCCTGTCACATTTTACACAAACAAGGCAAATATTACATTGTCCATTTTAAAGAGTTATTTAAACTGGATGGCAAATCTTCTGATTTTTCTGATAATGACAGATCAAGAAGAAATACAATTGTAAACCTGTTAAAAGAATGGGGTTTGGTCATGGTTGTTAAAGATGATGAATTTGAAGAGGCTCCAATATCACAAATCAAAATACTTTCCCACAAAGAAAAAAATGAATGGGAATTAGTACCAAAATACAATATAGGAAGAAAAAGGTAAAAAATTGCAGACGTTCCAAGAATTTATGTCCGAAAGCCCCGTAGTGCGTGGAGCTCCCACCGCAGAGTTTAAAGAATTGATGGAGGCTTCTCTTTCAAGAGTTTTTAAACACACAAAAACCAGAAGTATTGGAATTGTGACTGCCTATCGCGCATCAACTCCAAAACCCAAAAGAGAAGATGCGCCAGACGAAGTTGCGTATATACCACGTATTGAGGGATGGAGAAAACAAAACGAAATTAATATCAAAAATAATCAAAAATTAAAAATGAGTATTCGAAAGTCTGGATATGGGTTCATAAAAGTCGAAGGCACTTATCCAGAAGTAGACAAATGGTCTAAACAAGAAGTTTTGGTAGAAGAAATTTCTTATGTGGTAGTGGGCCCGACAAAGGTTCTTCCTACTGAACTGGATGATGACGGAAATCCGGTTGATTCATTTGTCAAAAAGATAGTGACACCAGAACAGGCCGAAAAGAAAACATTGGCACATATTAAAGGTTTCAAATCCGATATGTTTAATTGGGGTAAGATGTTCGATCAAGATAGTGTTATTTGGAAACCAGTGAACGAAGATGTTGCATATTTGTATGGAACGAATAGTACTGGATTTCCAGGCTTAAAGAAATTAGAAAATGTCGGCCCGTGGCGACCTGCAAAAATCGGGGGAATATTTTCTAAGATGAAAAAAGGTAAAGACTTCGAGTTTAGAGAAAATGCAGATATGGGCACACTTCTCTTTCTTAAACCAAATTCATTTTTCTCAAGAGGCAACAATTTATATTAAATTATAATCAGTGAAAGGTTTTATAATGGCTGCAAAATGGGCAGAAAAAGAATACGCAAGGGGTACAGTGGATAGAATTTATTGTTATAAGTTATTTCCAGAGGCACATATGCCTGTCAAGGGTTCTGATCTTGCCGCATGTTTTGATTTAAAGGCATCAATGCGGGACGGAGATGAAATTAAATTTTACAATAAACAAAATGTAAAAGCATCACAAAAAGTGGTAGATCAAAAAATCACCATGTATCATGGTGACAGAATGTTAATTCCTACAGGATTGGTGTTTGATCTGTCGACCGATACTTCTCTTCGAATTCACCCCAGATCTGGACTATCATCAAAAAATGGCATCAACATTGCCAATTGTGAAGGTGTAGTAGATTCGGATTATGTAGAACAGACTTTCGTATTGTTGTTGAATATATCTAATATTCCATTCGAAGTCTCGGATGGAATGAGAATTGCTCAAGCGGAGATTGTTCCGGTGGTTGATGTGGATATTAAAGAAATTTTCATGCGGCCAGAACAAAAAACTTCAAGAAATGGTGGATTTGGGTCAACAGGACTGTAAATTTGTTATATATAGTATTGTGGAATGTTGGTTCCAGCGCGTATTACACGGCAAAACCAATCTGGTGCTCGAAAGAGACCAAAACGTAGACCTTGCTTAACAGGAGGAAATAAACATGGTTACGAATTTTAAGACAGACCCTTTTATGCGTTATAGTGTGGGGTTCGATAGATTATTTAATGAATTGGAGCGTACATCGCTCACAACGCAAAACAACTATCCACCCTTCAATATTATTAGAGAGGACGATTCGTTTTATCGTATCGAAGTCGCTGTATCTGGATTCTCAGAAGATGAATTGAGTGTAGAACTCAAAGAATCTACTCTGACTGTATCTGGTACGGTTGCAGTAAGTGATGATGAGGCTGAATATCTCCATAAAGGTATTTCGTCCAGAGATTTTGAAAGAAATTTCACTTTAAATCAAGATGTGGTAGTTAACAACGCGAAAATCGTTAATGGACTACTAAGTATTGAACTGGAACATATTATTCCAGAAGAGAAACGCCCGAGAAAAATTGAAATTGGATCCGGCAACAAAAAACGTAAGAAAACACTTCTTACAGAATAATCAACAGGGGGGAGAAATCCCCCCACACAAC